AAAGGTATTACTTATGATAACCGCGCCACAAAATCTGAATTGATTTCGCTTATTGAACAAGCTGACTCTGAAGCTCAGTAGTCGCTTGGCTGGAGGTAGAAATGGAAAACTTTGCAACAGTAGACGATCTTAAAAAATTGTGGCGGACGTTAAAATTCGATGAGGAAAAACGAGCTGAAGCACTGTTGGAAGTTGTTTCTCATTCTCTTAGAGTTGAAGCTAAAAAAGTTGGCAAAGATTTAGATGGATTGGTTGCTACTGATCCATCTTTTGCTATGGTGGTTAAATCCGTAACAGTGGATGTAGTTGCTCGCACTTTGATGACATCAACTGATCAGGAACCAATGACTCAAATGGCTGAGTCTGCTTTAGGATATTCCTTCAGCGGGTCTTATCTTGTTCCTGGTGGAGGTCTCTTTATCAAGGACTCGGAATTGAAACGTCTGGGCCTTAAAAAACAAAGATATGGGGTGATTGATATCTATGGGACGGATTAAAGGAATTACTGTAACTTTGATTGGGAAAACCAAGAATGGTAGGGATGACTTTGGGCATCCAATCTATGAGAATACTGAAATTCAAGTAGATAATGTCCTGGTTGTTCCAGCTTCAACAGAAGATATCACAAATCAACTGAATCTTACTGGGAAGAAGGCAGCTTATGCACTGGGTATACCAAAAAGCGATAAGAACGAGTGGAAAGACCGTGAGGTTCGTTTTTTCGGTCGCAAATGGCGCACGATTGGCATTCCTTTAGAAGGTATTGAAGAAATGATGCCTTTGGAATGGAATAAGAAAGTGATGGTTGAAACTTATGAGTAAGATGAAATTTACTTTAAATCCATCTGGTGTTTCAGCACTTTTAAGATCAGGAGAAATGCAGGGTCTATTGACAGAAAAAGGTCAAGCGGTGGCAGAACGTGCAGGCGATGGTTTTGAATTAAAAGTATCCCCTGGTCAAAAACGTGCTAGTGCTACGATAAGTACAACCGACATAAAAAGCATGAAAAAAAATGCTAAATACAATATTTTACTAAAGGCCTTAAAATGATTGAACTTGTCATAAAGAAATTTTTAGACGCGAACTTAAATGTTCCGTCTTTTTTTGAGCATCAAAAAGATATGCCAGAAAGTTTCGTAATCATTGAAAAGACTGGAAGTGGTGGTAGTGACTACACACACTCTGCCACGTTTGCTTTTCAAAGTTATGCGCCATCACTTCAAAAATCGGCAGAGTTAAATGAGCTTGTCAAAAAGACAGTTGAAAAGCTTGTAACGGTCAATGAAGTGAGTGGAGTACATCATAACAGTGATTACAACTTTACGGATACAGAAACGAAAAAATATCGTTATCAAGCAGTGTACGATATTAATTATTTTTAACAGGAGGAACTCATGGGTTCAGGTACAGAAGAAAGAGGAGAAAATCAAATGGTTACAACAGCAGCATCATCAGCAAACGTAACAGCAGCAAAACCGAATATTAGTGGAGCAGTATCAAGTGCACCACTTAAAACAGCATTACCACAAGATGCTAAGACTGCACTTAATGAAGCTTTTAAAACTTTGGGGTATATCTCTGAAGATGGATTGACAAATGAAAACTCTCCAGAAAGCGAAGAAGTCAAAGCATGGGGCGGTCAAACAGTATTATCATCACAAACTGACAAGAAAGATACATTCAAATTCAAATTGATTGAAAGCTTGAATATCGAAGTCTTGAAAGAAGTTTATGGTTCAGATAATGTAACAGGAACACTTGCAACAGGCATCACAGTTAAAGCTAATGCGAATGAATTGCCAGAGCATAGCCTTGTAATTGATATGATGTTGAAGAATGGATCAGTTAAACGTATTGTTATCCCTCGTGGTAAAGTGAGCGAGATTGGAGAAATCGGATATAAAGACGGTGACCCAATTGGTTATGAATTGACAATCACAGCATTGCCAGACGACCAAGGAAACACTCACTATGAATACATGCAAGGAGCATAATATATGTCGAAAACAATTAAAGGGAAAACTCCATCAGGATTTAAGTTTGAAATTTCAGAGCGTAGGTTGAACAACTACGAACTATTGGAATTAATTGGCGAGGTTGATGAAGGGAATGGACAAGCGTTCCCTAAAGTCTTAAAACTTCTTTTTGGAGAAGAACAAGCTAAAGCATTTAAAGATCATCTGCGTGAAGAAGATGGCATCATCCCTAACGAAAAAATTGCAGACGAATTGAAAGCAGTTTTTGAGACTGTTCAAGAAGTAAAAAAATCCTAATCCTTGCGCAGATGATAAAGCTAGATGAAGATGCTCTAATCTGTGATTTAGCTGAAACTTATAATATATACGATTATAAGCAGCTACCTCTATTAAAGGTAGCTGTTTTTTCGTATGGTTTAAGAGATGATTCAAGAATTAAGAAATTGATGTCTGACCAAATAGTTTCACTAGACACCTTGTTATTGTCCTTGATGGTTGACAAGTTATCACTTTCTTTATGGTTGCAAACCAAAGATGGTCAGAAAGGTATCAATCAACCAAAATCAATAGCAAGTCAATTCATCCATAAGGAAGAAAAAGAAGAAGATAGAGACTATCTAGTTTTCCAATCTGGCGAGGAATTTGAAAGATGTTACAAAGAACGTTTAGCCAGTTTAGGAGGTGATGACTAATGGCGACAGAATTAGGAAAAGCGTATGTGCAAATCATCCCTTCAGCTAGAGGCATCACTGGGATGATTCAAAAAGAAATGGGTGGAGAGGTAGCCTCAGCTGGAGTAAGCTCTGGAAAATCTCTTGGCTCGAATTTAATCGGTGCCCTGAAAGGCGCTATTGCAGCTGCAGGAATTGGTAAAGCAATTGGAGCAGCGTTAAGTGAAGGTGCAGCACTCCAGCAATCGCTTGGAGGGATTGACACCTTATTTAAAGCATCAGCAGAAAAAGTAAAGGGTTTTGCCAATGAAGCATACAAAACCACTGGACTTTCAGCAAATGCTTATATGGAGAATGTGACAGGCTTCTCAGCAAGTCTATTACAATCTTTAGGTGGGGATACAGATAAAGCGGCAGATATCGCTAATATGGCCATGATTGATATGTCAGACAATGCTAACAAGATGGGTACATCTATGGAAAGTATCCAGACTGCATATCAAGGCTTTGCAAAGCAGAATTATACTATGTTAGATAACCTTAAACTAGGTTATGGTGGTACAAAACAAGAAATGCAACGCTTGTTGGCAGATGCAGAAAAACTGACTGGTGTTAAGTATGACATTAACAACTTGTCAGATGTTTATCAAGCAATCCACGCTATCCAAGAAAATTTGGATATTACAGGAACAACAGCAAAAGAAGCATCATCTACTTTCACTGGTTCATTCCAAGCGATGAAAGCATCTGCACAGAATGTGCTTGGTAAGTTAGCATTGGGAGAAAATATTCTGCCCTCTTTGCAAGCTTTAGCAGAAACAACCTCTACTTTTCTCTTCAATAACTTCTTCCCAATGATTGGGAATATTATGTCAGGTTTAGGGGTTGTAATTAGCGAAGGTCTAAGTCATGTAGCTACTCAGTTGTTTGGTGAAGAATTTGGAAATGCAGTATTCACTCAACTATCTCGTGTAAGTGGTATTTTTCAAACTTTCTTTGATATGATTTTTGGATCATTAAGTAAGCAAGATAACATTGACATTTTAGAAGCCCTTGGATTTTCTGAAGATGCTGCAACTCAAATTGTCAACATTGCAGATAATATCCGTGAGACCTTTATCAATATTGGTTCAGCGATTGGCGATGTATTAGGTATTGTTGGTGATTTTGTCAGCAATTTGTTAGGTATAAAGGATGGAGAACAAGGAGTGAATCTCCTTGGAACTGCTTTTGAAGCATTGACAGGATTTTTGAGAGAAGCTTCAGGGATGTTAAAAGACTTCACAGGGTGGCTAAAGGAAAATCCTGCTGTAGTTGATTCAGTGACTTCTGCAGTAGTTGGTCTGACTGCAGCGTGGAAAACTTATCAAACGATTAGTGCAGTTGTTAAAGCTATCGAAGTGGCTAAAAACACCATCTTTGGAATTTCATTTGCTTTATCTCAAGCTATGGCTGTAGCAAATGGAACATTAACTGCTAGTTTAGCAGCTGAGAATGCTGCTGCGGTAGGAGCAAGTGGAGCATTTAGTGTTTTTAATGCGGTTTTATCTGTAAATCCTATCTTTTTGGCAGTTGGAGCAATTGTAGCACTGGTAGCAGCGTTAACATGGTTCTTCACTCAGACTGAAACAGGTAAAGCAATATTCCAAGATTTTATGTCTTGGCTATCATCAGCATGGAATGAATTGCTACCAGTTCTTACTGAAGTATGGAACAATATAGTTTCAGCTGCAACAACTGCATGGAATGCTTTGGTTGAGTTTGTAACCCCAATTGTTCAAGAAGTAGCTTCAGTTATCCAAACTGTTTGGAATGGTATTTCAACATGGTGGTCTGAAAATCAAGGGTTGATTCAACAAACTTTTGAAACTGTATGGAACACTATCCAGACGGTAATTCAAACTGTTATGCCTATCATCCAATCCATTATTGAAACAGCAATGAATATCCTTGCTCCTTTTATTGAGACAACATGGAACAATATATGTACAGTTGTTACGACTGTTTGGGATTTAATCAAAATAGCCATCGAAACAGCTATGGCTATCATTGGTGGAATTATCACAACTGTCATGGCTGTCATAAATGGAGATTGGGATACGGCTTGGAACACCATTAAAGGAATTGGAGAAGCAATTTGGAATGGAATTTCAGAATCAGCTCAAACGATTTTCAATGGCTTTAAACAATTTCTTTCAGATACTTGGGACGGTATCAAAGAAGTCGCAAATACTGCTTGGGAGACCCTGAAATCCAGTGTGTTAAGTATTATTGACAATATTGTCTCAGGAGCACAAACATCTTGGGATAATATGTCGAGCGCTGTGTCTAATTTGGTGAGTGACGTAACTGGCTTTTTTGACCAATTATGGGATATTGATTTATTTGCAGCTGGGGAAGCAATCTTACGAGGATTCTTAGATGGTTTAAAATCCATGTGGTCTTCTGTAACTGATTTTGTAGGCGGTATCGGTAAATGGATAGCCGACCACAAAGGGCCAATTGAATATGACCGTAAGTTGCTTATTCCAGCTGGTAATGCAATCATGCAAGGCTTGGATGGTGGGTTAAAAGACCGATTCAAGGATGTCAAGAAAACAGTCAATGGTGTAGCTGGAGAAATTGCTGATGTCTTTTCAGGGGATAATTTAGACCTTGATACATCATCTGCAGTTACAAGAAACTTACAAACAACTTTAGATGTATCATCAGCTCAATTTGAAGCACATGATAGCAAAACCGTGTCTGAGATAGCTATTCTGAGATCAAGTATGGAGAGAATCCTTACTGCTATCCTTGAGAAATCGTCAGATGTCTATCTAGACAATGACATTATCTCACTCAAAACCTATGAACAACATGGTGCTATTTATGCGAGGGGAGGAATTTAATGGATTATATGATCATCAACGGTTTTAATACATCAAGCCTTCCTGGTTGTGTTGTGACAGATTTTGGGAAGGTGGAGGCTGCTAAGCCGAAAGGAGAGAAGGCTGATCTTTATGGAGTCAATGGCAGTTATCGTGTATTAGATGGTTCTTTCGACAGTTACGAAAGAACCTTCATTTTTCACGTTAAAAAAATGGTTGAGATATCAAGTATACTTGATAAGTTTCAATCGAATGATAACGTTTTGGAATTTAGCTATCAACTTGGCTCATTGTTTTATGCTAACTACGTGACTGCTAGTTTTGAACCTTTTGGAAATCATGCTTGGAAGTTAGAAATCAAGTTAGACATGCAACCGTTCCGATATCAGAAGAGCATAGAACCTGTTGTTCTGACTGCATCTGATACAATCACAAATCTTGGAACAATCTATTCTGAACCAATCATTGAGGTTGAGGGGGATGGTGATATCTCTCTTACGATTGGTCGTAAGACCATGTATCTAGCGATTAAGACTAAGGCTATTATTGATTGTAGGCAAGGCAAGCAGAACATCTACAATGCTACTGGTGTGGTTCAGAATACACTTCGGAAACGTGGAGGGTTCCTCGAAATCCCGACTGGTAAGGTTGGTATTTCATTTACTGGAAATGTTCGTAAGATTACTATTCGACCAAACTGGAGGTATAAGATTTGATTTATTTAACAAATGGGAATATGCCTCTGAACGCTGCCTATGCGGATGAAATTGTTCAAGAAGATAACAGCACCTACCAATTGAGCTTCCGATTTCCTACTTCTGATCCCTTGTGGGAGAAGTTGAAGGAAGAGACTTTCTTAACGGCTGATGACCTTCACGGTGAACAGGATTTCGTCATTTTTGAGGTTGAGAAGAAGCACGGCTATATTCAAGTCTATGCGAATCAAGCATTCACTCTCTTGAATAACTATGTAGTCAGTCCTATCTCTTTAGATAGAGCGACTGGATCGACTGCCTTGAGTCGCTTCGCTGGAAGCATCACTCGAGATAATCCGTTCTCATTCTTTTCTGATATTGAAGATAGACACACCTTTAATATCGGTTCTAAGAATGCCATGGAAGTATTCGCGAAAGATAAACACTCTATTATTGGTCAATGGGGTGGCGACCTTGTTCGCCACGGCTATCAGGTTCGACTCTTAAAAAATGGCGGTTCAGAGAATGAATCGCTTTTTATGTACAAGAAAAACCTGTCTAGCTATCAGCACAAGACATCTACCAAATCCTTAAAAACTCGAATTACTTTCATCGCGACAGTCAAAGGTGAGGGAGAGAAGGCACCTGATCGTACGTTCACAGTTACGATTGATAGTCAACTCATTAATAAGTATAGTCGAATCTATGAAGATGTGATTGAAGTTAATGACCAGGATGTGAAGGATGAAGCAAGCCTTCGTAAATATGGTGAGCAGTATTTCAGAACAACATTGTGCGATATGCTTGAAGATAGCCTTGAGATTGAGGTTGTCGGCCAAAGTGACGTGCCTGTTCAGATGTTTGATGTTGTGAGTATCTTCCACGAGCAATACAATCTTGATGTGCGCAAGAAGATTACTAAGTACACTTACTCACCAATGGCAAAAAAATTGAAATCTATCGGCTTCGGTCAATTCCAATCCGGTCTAGCAAACGCAATCGGTAATGCGGTAAGTGATGCAGTCAAAAACGAAACTCAACACTTAGATGGAATCTTTGAAGCAAAACTAGCTAAAGAAATCCAAAATGCTGATTTAGCTTTTGATCGTAAAGTTGAAGAAATCAAAAATCAGTTTGAAGATGAAGTCAATGCTGCTAAAGCCAAATCAGAAGAAAATAAGCGTGCTTTATCTGATGAAATCGACAGACGATTTCACGAGTTTAGTCCAGCAGGATTTGAAGAAGCTAAAACTAAAGCAGAAGAGGCTTTGAAAAAAGCTGGAGCAAGCGAAGATTTAGCGAAAGAAGCGAAGTTAATTGCTAATAACGGCATACAAAGCTTAAACGAAGTCAGAGATATAGCAACAAATAATATCGTCTATTTAGCTGAGTATAAAGAACAAGTAAACGGACGATTTGCGAATCTATCTAGTCAAGTCGCTGGTAAGGCCAATCAAACAGACTTCCAACGTGTCAAGGAAACAGCTCAACTCTATGAACGAACTTTTGGTAGTTCAAAGAGTGATATTTCTAGAAATGCTTCACGTTTAGTCATGAGCGACCAAAAATTCCAGACTGAGGTTGGGAAGTACGTTACTGATGATAATAACCTGATCGTTAATTCTATGACAATGAATAAGCATACACTTGTCGGTAACAATAACCCGAAAGCAAGCGTATCTGTCACAGATGG